ACAAGGACTACAAGGTACTCAAGGAACTCAAGGATTGCAAGGTAATCAAGGACTACAAGGACTACAAGGTTTAAGTAATCAAGGTTCTCAAGGTCTTCAGGGAACTCAAGGTACTCAAGGTCTCAGTAATCAAGGTGCTCAAGGAACACAAGCACTTCAGGGTACTCAAGGATCTGGAGTGCAAGGATTGCAGGGCCCAGCAGGAAGCGGTGGTGGTTCTTCACTAAGTATTTCCACATCAACTTCAAGCACTCCACAATTTATAACTTTTGTTTCAAGTGCATCTACAACTTCTATTGGAATTACTAATTCTAATCTGACATTTATTCCTTCAAGTGGTTTTTTGGGTATAGGAACCACAAATCCAACATACAAATTAGATGTTTTTGGTCAGGGTAGATTTACTAAAATATTTACTCCAGAAATAAACTCAGCTGGTGCGGCGCAGGTGTATTTTGAGTCTGCTGGAATACGTGTTGATGGAGATAGTTCTTTTGATGGTTATATACAAGTTGGTACTGGAATTACAATGTATGCTTCCACAGGAATCGTAAGCGCAGTTTCATATCGTGGTGATGGTTCTCAATTAACCGGTGTTTCTGGTGGAGTAACAGTAACTGATGATACTGCAACAAATGCAACTCGTTATGTTCTATTTGATGATATTACAAGTGGAACTGTTACTGGAGTAAATGTATCGTCATCAAAACTTAGATTCAATCCATCTTCAGGAACACTCTCCGCAACTGTATTTACTTCTCTGTCTGATCAAACTCAAAAAACTAATGTAAGACCAGTCACTAATGCTATAGAATTGGTAAATCAAATGAGAGGAGTTTATTATGATTGGATTGATAATCACAATAAAGGTTCGGTTGGTGTAATCGCACAAGAAATGGAGCAAATTTTACCTCAAGTAGTTACAAAAGATCCAAATGGACTTAAATCAGTTTCTTATGGAAATATTGTTGGAGTTTTAATTGAAGCAATCAAAGAACAACAAATTCGTATTGAAGAATTGGAGAAAAAAATAAATGCCTAATCAATTTACATCCAGTGTATATGGAGATTTAGAAACATATTTTCTAACTGATTATGCTCTATTGGATCAGTATATTGGGGATACTTTATGGACTTGGGGCCGTAATAGTTTTGGACAACTTGGAGTCAATAATACTACATCTAGAAGCACTCCAGTTACAACACTTCTAGGTGGAACCAATTGGAAATCCATTGCTTGTGGAGATGCCCATACGGTAGCACTCAAGACTGATGGAACTTTATGGACTTGGGGTCGTAATTTTTATGGTCAATTGGGAGTCAATAATACTACATCTAGAAGCACTCCAGTTACAACACTTCTAGGTGGAACCAATTGGAAATCCATTGCTAGTGGATATGCCCATACGGTAGCACTTAAGACTGATGGAACCTTGTGGACTTGGGGCCGTAATGATCTTGGACAACTTGGAGTCAATAATACTACATCTAGAAGCACTCCAGTTACAACACTTCTAGGTGGAACCAATTGGAAATCCATTGCTTGTGGTTTTTATCACACAACAGCACTCAAGACTGATGGAACTTTATGGACTTGGGGTTATAATAGTTTTGGACAACTTGGAGTCAATGATACTACATATAGAAGCACTCCAGTCACAACACTTCTAGGTGGAACCAATTGGAAATCCATTGCTAGTGGATATGCCCATACGGTAGCACTTAAGACTGATGGAACCTTGTGGACTTGGGGACGTAATAGTTATGGACAACTTGGAATCAATGATACTATATCTAAAAGTACTCCAGTTACAACACTTCTAGGTACAACCAATTGGAAATCCATTGCTAGTGGATATGGACATATTATAGCACTCAAGACTGATGGAACTTTATGGACTTGGGGTTATAATTTTCCTGGCCAACTTGGAATCAATGATATGATACCTAGAAGCACTCCAGTTACAACACTTCTAGGTGGAACCTATTGGAAATCAATTGCTTGTGGTTTTTATCACACAACAGCACTCAAGACTGATGGAACTTTATGGACTTGGGGACGTAATTATCTTGGACAACTTGGAGTCAATAATACTACAGATAGGATTACTCCAGTCACAACACTTCTAGGTACAACCAATTGGAAATCCATTGCTTGTGGAGGTGACCATACAATCGCATTGACAGCAGGACAATCAGTAGATTTTTCATAAATACTTCAAAAAACTATGTACGCACTTATTCATAATTCACAATTGATTTTAGGTCCAATTCAATATAATTATCGTTTGATTAATTCTGATCTGGAGGAACTTGATATTGAAAGTAGAGTATCTCCAAGAGATTATGAAAATATTCCAATTGAACTTGATAGTGACACAGAAACTTTTTTACTTCCTGTTGTTGAAATCATTCCACCTTACGATCCAAGATTTCAAGGAATTGGAAATTTTGAATGGGGTATTATTAAGGAAAATGATATTCCAATTAGAGTTGAAATGTCATATTTAATTAATGACAAATCACTAGAACAAATTAAAGAAGAATATAGAAGACAAGTATCACCAATTCGTAAAGAAAAGGAAAATACGACGATTGAAATACAACTAAATGGGTCTAGTGTTTTAGTTTCAACAAATCGTGAAGATAGACTATCTTTTGTGAGTAAATTGATGGCATCTCCTGGAGCGCATAATTTTAAGTTTGGTGGTGGTACATGGTTAGAAATCACTACTACTGAACTTGAATATATTATTTCTCAAATTGATTTAAAAGTACAAGAAGCATTTGATTGGGAATATCAAAAACTTCAAGAAATTGATGCGTGTACTACTGGTGAAGAAGTTTATAATGTAGTATTAATAGAACCTCAAGAAGTGGAGAATCCAAATGCCTTACCAACCAGTAACTAATTTTGTAGATAGTGGTGGTGGTGATTTGGGTAAAAATTTAATCACAAAAGATTATTTTTTAACCGTTTATCCAGAAATATTAAATTCTTTGGGTAATTCTGGATTAGTAGTAAGTCCCGAATTGTGGTCTTGGGGTTATAATTATTCTGGGGAGCTGGGAACCAATGATAGAACATTTAGAAGTACTCCAGTCAAAACAATACTTCAAAGTGGTAATTGGAAATTTGTTAATACTGCAAGAAGTACCATATCAGGAATCAAGACTGATGGGACTTTATGGATCTGGGGAAGTAATAGTTCTGGACAACTTGGAGTCAATAATACTGCATCTAGAAGTACTCCAGTTACAACACGTCTAGGTGGAACCAATTGGAAATCTATTGCTGGTGGATATAGTCATACGGTAGCACTCAAGACTGATGGAACTTTATGGACTTGGGGTGCCAATTCAAATGGACAACTAGGAGTTAATGATGATATAACTAGAAGTACTCCAGTCACCACATTACTTGGTGGAACTAATTGGAAATCGATTGCTAGCGGATCTACTTATGTAGTAGCACTCAAGACTGATGGAACTTTATGGTCTTGGGGTCGTAATGTTTATGGGCAACTTGGAATCAATGATACTACAAATAGAAATACTCCAGTCACAACACTTCTAGGTGGAACCAATTGGAAATCCATTGCTTGTGGAATAGATCATACAATAGCACTTAAGACTGATGGAACTTTATGGTCTTGGGGTCGTAATATTTATGGACAACTTGGAAACAATAGACAAACCTCTGTCACTACAGTTGTTATTACGGGAACAGCGACTGCTGGAGATAGTATTTTTTATACATCTGATACGACGGGACTTGATCCTTTTGGTTCTTATAATGCCATATATACAACTCCTCCAGCATATCCATTTGATGGACCTAATTTTAGTTATATACAAAATTTAATTACTAATGTTTCTGTAGAATTTAATTCTTTTTTGGGCGGCTTTAGTAGTAATTATAGTGGGACATTAACATTTGAACAAGTTTCTTCTCCAGATAGGTATACTCCAGTTACAACACTTCTAGGTGGAACCAATTGGAAATCTATTGCTGGTGGATATGGTCATACAGTAGCAATCAAGACTGATGGGTCTTTATGGTCTTGGGGTAATAATTATGCCGCAGAATTGGGAATTAATGATACTACACCTAGGAGTACTCCAGTTACAACACTTCTAGGTGGAACCAATTGGAAATCCATTGCTGGTGGAAGAATGCATACAATAGCAATCAAGACTGATGGGACCTTATGGGTATGGGGTGGTAATACTTATGGACAACTTGGAATTAATAATACTACATCTAGAAATACTCCAGTGACTACATTTCTTGGAGGAACTTACTGGAGGTCAATTGCTAGTTCTCCTGAATCTAGGCAGGTTGTAGCAATTCAATCTGTAGATTATATCTAAATACTTTAAAATACATTATTTTATATGAATCCTCTTGAGTTGGTCTCTAAGACATTATATTCTTTTAATGAAAAGGAATTAACATATCAACTTTTAGATGCTTTTGGAAAAAAAGCAGAAACTTTTCAGCAATATAATGAAGTAGCAAAAATATTTTTTGAAATTAAAAATTTTTCAAAAGCAATTGAATATGGTGAAAATGCATTAAAAAATGCATTACTACAAGAAGAAAAACATGTAACTTCTAAGAATTTAATTAGTGCTTACAATCAATGCAATTATCCAGAAAAAGCAATCACTCAAATTGAAAAGTGTAAAAAAATTACACCAAACGATCCAGAACTTTTATTTGAAGAAACCATATCTTATTCGCAACTAGGACAAACAGAAAAAGCACATAAACTTTTGTTTAATCTTTCAAAAAGAAAAAATTTACCAGAAGAAGTAGAAAAAAAAGTACAACACAATCTATCTGGATATTATTTTGATAAAGATGATTTGCACACAGCATTTTCACATTTTTTGATTGAAACTGAGAATGAAGCATATAAAAATATTCAATTACCATCTATTGAAAAGTGGAATGGTATTATTGAAGAAAATAGAACTATTGTAATTGATGCAAATTGTGGTGCTGGTGATGAAGTGATGCATGTTCGGTTTATGAAAAATTTAAAAGAACTTGGAATGAGACCAATTTGGGCAACCACAAGAAAACATCTATCGGAAATTTTTAACTATAATGGATTTGAATCTGTTTGTGTTTGGGATAAACCAGAATATCCAAAAGATAGTACATGGGTTTATGCTCTTTCTCTTCCGTATCATCTCAATCTTACAGTTCATGATTTGGGAAGAACTCCATATCTAAAACCACTTCCAGAAAAGGAAGAAAAATATTCATATCTTCAAAAAGATAAAAAGTTTAAGATTGGTATGTTTTGGAATTCAGACTCTGGATTTGAACAGGCACATTTTAGAAGTGTAGATTTCTTTGATTTGTGGAATGTAGTACATAAACCAGAATATTCGCTTTACTCTTTACAGATGAGTGATAATCCAGTTCCAGAAACTTGTAAAAATGATATTATAGAGTTTCATTCAAAAGACAGAGAGTTTGCTGATACTTTTTCGATCATTAATCAAATGGATTTGGTGATTACTTCTTGCACTTCTATTGCCCATATTGCAGCTTCAATTGGAAAAGAAGTCTGCGTTTTTGTTCCTATTATGGAATATTATTCTTGGACAAGTTTAACAGGAAAATCTTGGTGGTATGGTGATAATGTTCATTTATTTAAACAAAAGAAACCAAGAAATTGGAGTCATCCACTTAAGGAATTGGGAGAGTTTTTGAATTCATTATGAAATTTCATACTTTTTGTACAGATAATATTCCGAGTTCTTTAATTAATCAGCATTCTGAATGTTGTAAAAAATTAAATATAGAAATTGAATATCATTATGTTTCTTATGAAAATAATTTTCTAAGAATATATGAACAACATGGAGAATTTATGACTTTATTGATGAAATATTCTTCAGAAGATGTTGTATGTTTTTTGGATTTGGATTGTATACCTCATGATAGAGATGTATTGCAAAAATCTTATGATTGGGTAAAAGAAAATAAATCCTTTTGTGGAAATGCTCAAAATGTATCTCATACTAAAATGAGAAATCATGTCTATGCTGGTGCTTCTACATTAATGATTCATAAAGAATGTTGGGAACATTTGGGAAGTCCAAGTATGTCTTGTGTTTTTGAAAATGATCTTACTCAAATAGATACTGCACAGTTATTAACTTTGCGGGCAGATCAATGTGGATTTTCATATCGTCTCTTTTATCCTATAGGATATGATGGACCAGAAGAATATGAATTATCTGGATATGGTAAATATGGTAGGGGAACACTATATCCTGCTACTTATCATTTTTTTGCTCTAACTGAATGTCTGGATAATATTCCCGATCTTTGGACAAAAAGAGTAGAAAATATATTAAACAATCAAAAAATTATTCCAAATTATTATTCTTCTTTTTATGGATTATAAATTTTTATTTTTAGTTGGATCTTCTATTGAACATTTTGTAGAAGAACATTTTAGTCGTTATACTATGGAACAAAGATTCTTTCAGACCTTGGATACGATTGAATCTATAAGAACAAAAGTTCCCAATGCTTATATTTGTTTATTTGAATGTTCTTATCGACCTATTTCTGATGAATATAAAACAATTCTTCGGGAAAAGGTGGATTTATTTTTAGAGTTCTATGATGAACCCGGAATCAAAATTCTTTATGAAAATTTCTCAAAAAAACAAGAACTCATTACTTTTGGTAAATCTTTATTAGAAACTAGAGGTATTCTAAATTGTTTATATCTACTGAAAGAAAAACAAATTTTTACTGATGTAAATAGAATTTTTAAATTGACAGGAAGATATACCTTAAATGAAGATTTTCATATTCAAGATTATGAGAGTAAGTTATTAGAAAATTATTATATAGCAAAAACTTATACATATTTGGATGAAGAGAAAAAAATTATGAAAATTGATGATTTGGAAAATATCTATGCCTATCTTTATCATGCTGAAGGAATGATAGTAACTGGATTATGGTCTTTTGATAGAATGTTATTTTCTGAAACAATAGAGGCATTGGAAAGAAGTTTTGTATATCTTGAAAAAATGATACAATACACTACTGGAAATGATATTGAACACGCACTCTATAGGTTTTTAGATAAGAAAAAAATTATTCATACACCAAATCTTGGATTAAATGTAAATAAAGGAATGGAGACTGCTAATTATTCAATATGAAAGTAGCAATCTTTTATCATATCGGACAAATTGGTCTTGGTGCCTTTATCTATCAGCAACAACTTCATCGATTATATGCTTCTGGTTTGCTTGAAGAAGTAGATCATATTCATTTTGGTGTTAATGGGGATCAAAAACTTTTTAATGTTCCTAAAAAGGCAATTGTAAAAAGAAATACGAATTGGAAAGAAGAAACGGAAACTTTGATTGCTTTAAGAGATTTTGCTTTAGAAAATCCAGATTATAAAATTTTATATATTCATACAAAGGGAGCATCTAAAAATACTCTAGAATCTCAATCTTGGAGATTAATGATGGAATATTTTGTAATTGATCGATGGAAAGAGTGTGTAGAATATCTAAATGAATATGATTGTGTAGGTCAAACATGGACAGTTCTTGGGGATACTGTTTGGTCAAATGGTGACACTACTCCAAATGTTAATAATGTTGGACATTATCCTGGAAATTTTTGGTGGGCAAATGCATCTTATATTAATAAATTAGATCATGAATATTTGGGAACTGGTTATAGATTGGATAGAGAATTTTGGATTGGCACTGGAAGAAATTATAAATCAAAATCTTTAAATCCTTGGAAAAGTGATTTTTGTTTGAATAAAGATTTGAGTGATTATTATTTTTCAGAAATAGAGTATATAAAATGAGAGAATGTAATGGTTGCACTGCTTGCTGTACTTGGTTAATTGGTAATGCCTATGGGTGGGAATTTGGAAACGGAAAAACCTGTAAATTTTTGGAATGTAATGGATGTGGAATTCATAAAGTAAGACCAGAAGTTTGTGAAAAATATTTTTGTGCTTGGTCACAAGAACTTATAGATGAAGAATATCGACCAGATAAATGTGGAGTTTTAGTTTCTGTAGAACAAAATGAAAATGGACAATATCTAAAAATAATTGAAATTGTAAAAGGATCAATAAATAATAATATCGTAGAGTATTTTGAAAGTTGGAGTCAAAAAATGAATACTCCCATAATATTTGTAAAACAATAAGTAACAAAAATGCCTAGAAATCAAAGGGAAGAAGTTAATTTTCGATTTACTGAAAATAATGTTGAATATTCATTTTCTGATGTTTTTGTTCCTAGTGATATTTTTGTAGAAGGTGATTTATGGGCTTGGGGAAGTAGAGCTTCAGGATCACTTGGTAATAATGAGGCATCAACAGTTGGACAAAGAAGTATTCCAATCACTTTACCATTAGTAGCAGGAAAATTGGGAGTTTCTAAATGGTCAACTGTTTTTGCTGGTAGTGATTATTCGGCAGCAATAAAGACTGATGGATCTTTATGGTTATGGGGAAGCAATTCTGGAAAATTGGGCAATTTTCAAATAAATACTAGATCTACTCCAATTACTACATTTCTTGGTGGAAATAATTGGTCATCTATTTCCTTAGGAAGAAATCATACGGCAGCAATTAAGACTGATGGATCTTTGTGGTTATGGGGATCTACTAGTTATGGACAACTGGGTATTTTTGTTGGAGGAATTACCGCATTCCGAAGCACTCCAATTACTACATTTCTTGGTGGAAGTTGGTTATCAGTTTCTTGTGGAGCATTTCATACAGCAGCAGTCAGGAATGATGGAACAATGTGGTGTTGGGGGAGAAATGATACAGGAGCACTGGGGAATAATAGACCAGGATCGACAAATGCTGCTAATTATAGGAGTACTCCAGTCACAACAATTTTGGGTGGAATCAACTGGTCATCTGTTGCATGTGGATATGAATCCACAACATCAATCAAGTCCGATGGGTCATTATGGTCTTGGGGTACTGGTAGTGGTGGGCAATTGGGAGACAATAATGTCTTATCTAGAAGCACTCCAGTTACAACACTTTTAGGTGGATTTACTTGGTCATCTGTTACTTGTGGATCTTCACACATAGTAGCACTCAAGACTGATGGAACTTTATGGACTTGGGGAAGTAATACTAATGGACAACTTGGAGTCAATAATACTACAAATAGAAGAACCCCAGTCACCACATTACTTGGGGGAACCAATTGGAAAACACTTGGTATACTTAATTGTGAAACTATATCTTCAGTAGCAATCAAAACGGATGGAACTTTATGGACTTGGGGTGCTGGTGGTGATGGACAATTGGGAATTAATGCTACTCCTATAGGTAGAAGTACTCCAGTTACAACAATTATAGGTGGATATTTTTGGAAGTCGGCTTCCATTGGTCAAAATCATGGATTAGGTATTCAAGTCGCAACTAATGATTTTATTTAACTTTTAAAAATTATGAAAACTCTTTATTTTCTTTCTGGTCTTCCCAGAAGTGGATCTACATTACTAGGTTCTATTCTTTCTCAACATCCAAAACTTCAAGCAACTCCAACATCTCCATTGGCAGATTTACTTTGTTGGATTGATGATGGATTTTCTAAGTTGGATATTCAATACACTTATGATAAGGATAATATTCAATATAATACTTATCATTCAATTTTAGAAAACTTTTATAATCATTTAGAAAAACCCTGTATTCTTGACAAACACAGAGGTTGGTGCAAGAATGTTTCTTCTATTGAAAAATTTCTTCACCAAAAACCAAAAATTATAGCAACCAATCGTAGAATATCAGAAGTTCTTGCTTCTTATATTATTCTTATGGAAAAAAATAAAACTGATAACTTTGTAGATGATCATTTAAGAAGAGAGGGAAAGGTGATCACAACAACTAATCGAATTGAATGTCTTTGGAAAAATTATGTATCTGATTCATATGAAAGTTTAGTTTATGGACTTAAACATTATGGTGAAAATATTCATTTGGTAAATTATAATGATCTTACGCAAAATCCAAAAGAAACAGTTGAAAAAATTTATAAATTTTTAGAATTAGAGTTTCATCAACACGATTTTTCTAACATTCTAAATACTTGTGCCGAAGATAAGGATCATGCTTGGGGTATTGAAAATCTTCATAAGATTCGTCCAAAACTTCAAAGAACTTCACCACCTCCAGAGGAAATCATCGGTGAAGAAAATGTAAAACTTTATGATAAATTTAATATATGAAAAAGATTGAAGTATTTTTGAGACATTGTTATTACTCAAAGATTCAAGAACAACCAAATAAAGAAAGACCAGATTGGTGGAATAAAGAAAAAGTATTTGAAAACTTTAAGAATACTTTAAATTCTGAAACTACTAACTATACCATAATCTACGACGAGTATTATGGTAAGATAGAAGATACATTTCTTTCTTCAGAAGAAAATGTTCATATTATCAATGCTGGTGGTGAAGCAAAAAGTTTTTTAAGAACGATTGAATATATTTTATCAAAAGATTTTGATGATGAAACAATCATTTATTTTCTAGAAGATGATTATGTTCATAGACCAAACTGGGATATAATTCTACAAGAAGGATTTGAACTTCCTGTTTCCTATGTAACTCTTTATGACCATAGGGATAAGTATACTGAAATGTATGCTGATTTGATGAGTAAGATTTTGATTACAGAAAACTCTCATTGGAAACCAGTTCCCTCAACGACAAATACTTTTGCTACAAAGTTTAAAACATTGAAGGAAGATAAGAGAATTCATTATCAGTATTCTATGAATACAGAACCTACATTAGATCATCAAAAGTTTTTAGAACTAAATCAAAAGGGAAGATACTTAATTTCTTGTCTTCCTGGTTATTCAACTCATTCTGTAAAGGAATGGATTTCACCTTGTATTGATTGGAGTCAGTATCTATGAATATAACTTTATATGCGATTTGTAAAAATGAAGAAAAGCACATCGAAAAATTTATAGAAAATTCTAAAAATTTTCCTCATACTGTTGTGGTTGACACTGGTAGTACAGATAATACAGTTCAACTTCTACGCGATGCTGGTATAGAAGTTTATGAGCATCCTCAAATAAAAAAAGAATTTGACTTCTCAGTAGCAAGAAATCAGGCGCTTTCTTATGTAAAAACTGATTGGGCATTTTCTGTCGATTTTAATGAAGATATTCGGGATGTTTATTTTGAAGGATTGGAAATTATTGAAAATGAGTTCACAACATTCAAACATTTAAGATATGATGATAATGGAGATGAAAATCCAACACAATCAAATGAAGTTCATGTGAGATTTCATCGTACAAAGAATTATAAGTGGGTCAATGCTGTTCATGAAATGCCAGTTTTTGTTTCTACTGAAGAATTTTCTGAAGAAGTTTCTATAGAGACATCTATTAAAATCACTAAAAAAATTAATCGGTCAGTTTCAAAAGAACTTTTTTACTTTGATATTTGTGAAAGAGAATATCAGAAAGATCCTAATAACTGGTATTATATTTGGTTTATTTTCAATCATTACTTCAATGTTGGAAACTATCAAAAGGCATTTGAGTTTGGACAAAACTACTTGAATGTTTCTAAAGCATATTTTGATACTTTTAGAATCATTGCATTTATTAGATGTAGTGTTTGTTTAATGCATCTTCAAGATATGGAGAAATCTGCAAATTATTCTTTTCATGCATTGAGTGAATCTATGAACATGGGAGAACCATATCTATCTCAAGCATTTTCATATCTTAATGAGTTATCCAAAAAAATAAACAATCCAAATATTACTGTATTTGCAACTGCTTTTAATTCGGAAACTTTAAGATTTCCAGAAAGACATGAAGCAATTGATAAATTATTTTTAACTAATCTTTATGATATTCCCTCAACTTGTTGGACAGGTCATCGAGGATTTGCTGAATGGTTAGTTCGTCATTTAAAACCAAAGGTGATTGTTGATCTGGGAGTTGACTGGGGATTTTCAACATTTGCATTTGGAATGCCTAGAATTGGACATGTCTATGGTGTAGATACTTTTGAGGGGGACAAGTTCACTGGTAAAACTGGGGGGCAAAATTATGATTATGTTATTTCAAAAAGAGAAAAACTTTTTATGAAAGACAATGTAACTTTCATACAGGGGTATTTTGATGATATAGCAAAAACCTGGGATAAAAAAATTGACATCTTACATATTGATGGAGACCATTCCTATGATGCAGTTAAAAATGATTTTGAAACTTGGAGTCAATTTGTGAGTGAAGATGGAGTTATCTTACTTCATGATACTTGTGTTGAGACTATAAATGGAAATGAATATGGAGTTAAGCAATTCTTTGAAGAAATTGATTTACCAAAATGTACATTTACTCATACTTTTGGACTTGGTGTTATTTCAAAAAATCAAAAGTTAATTGATTTGATTCAAAATAATTTTGACTTGTCTAAACCTTTATGAAATATATTTTTGAGTATGGTTTATGGGAAAATGATTTTTTTCTTAATGAAATCTTACCAAAAGGAGAAGTTGAGTACATACGACAGGAAAATATTGAGAGTACTGAAAATATTTGTGATGTTTTTGCATTTGCTTATAGATTTCATAATTTTTTTGATATTAGAAACACTATACGAAGAATCAAACCAAAAGTAGTCATCATGACTTCTGATGAGTTTTACCAAGAAAATAATTCAATCTATAATGAACTTGGAAATGAATGTGAATTATTTTTAAGACAATATCATCATTCTGGAAATACTTATACAACAAATACGATTCATATTCCACTTGGTTATACTAATGGTTGTAAAGTTTTTAATATACCAAAAAAATTAAAGTGGTCTTGGTTTGGTGAAATTAAAAATGATAGAATTCAAATGTTAAATCAGTTTCGTCAACTTACATCATATTTGATTGGAAATTCTTTACCGAAAGAAGTAATGTGTAAAATTTATTCAGAATCTGTGTTTGTTCCTTGTGGTCGTGGAAACTCATCTTTGGATTGTTATCGTCTTTATGAAGCATCTATGAATGGTGCAATACCTGTGGTTGTGGGGTCAAAAGAAGAAATTGAATCTACATTCAAATACGAAGAAAATCCTCCTTGGATTTTTGCTGAAACTTGGAATGAAGCAGTAGAAAAATGTATGAGCACTGAAATTAATTCTCAAAGTGTGATAGAATGGTGGAATCGACGAATATCTAAAATAAAAACTAAAGTAAAACAAGTATTATGAAAATTACAATACCCATATCTGTAGGAGAACTCATTGATAAAATTACAATTCTTGAAATAAAATCTTTGTTAGTGAATAACGAATATATAGAAAGAGAATTAAATGAACTTTATAAATTAAGAAGTACAATAACTCAATACATTTTAGATTGTGAAATTAAACTAAAAAAAGTGAATGAAATTCTGTGGAAAATTGAAGATAAAATCAGACAGAAGGAAAAAAATGAAGAATTTGATGAAGAATTTATTGAATTGGCACGGAGTGTTTATATTAACAATGATAAAAGATCTGAAATTAAAAAACAAATTAATGAAAGAACTAATTCTGAATACCGCGAGGTGAAATTTTATGAAAAATATGCTATAATGTCTTCAAATTTGTAAAAAGTATGAATAACTTTGTCAAACTGGCCCTTGAAAATGGTGGATCTATTCATCCGCTTATAATTCCTGCATCTGAGTTACAAGGACCAGCAATTACAAACCCATCTATCTACAATGATAATGGTAGAATTCTTGTAAATCTCAGAAATATTAACTACACTTTATATCATTCTGAGAAGAAAAAGTTTCAGCATCATTGGGGTCCATTGATCTACATTCATCCCGAGAATGATCTTCGTCTTCGCACATGGAATTATATGTGTGAGATGGATGAGAATATGAGAATCAAACGGTATCACCGCATTGATACTTCAAAGCATCCAGATAAAGAACTTTGGGAATTTGTTGGACTTGAAGATGCAAGAATTGTTAGATGGAATGGTAAACTTTACACTTGTGGAGTTAGAAGAGATCTAGATACTATTGGTACAGGAAGAATGGAGTTATGTGAAATTGAAATTACTGAGAATGGTGTAAAAGAAATTAGTCAACATCGTATTCCAACTCCTGGTGATGATAAATCTTATTGTGAAAAGAATTGGATGCCAATTCTTGATATGCCATATCACTTTGTGAAATGGACTAATGGTACTGAAGTTGTTAAGTATGATATTGAAAAAGGTGCGACAGAAACTGTAAAACTTGTTGATTATAAGGAACTTGGTTGCATTGATCTTCGTGGAGGATCGCAAATTATTCCATTTGGTGATGAATATAGATTCTGTTTAAATCATGAAACTTTCCTGTTTCAAAGTGAACAAAATAGAAAGGATGGAATCTATAAGCATAGATTTACAGTTTGGGATAAAGATTGGAACATTATAAAAGTATCTCCACAGTTTTCTTTCTTGAATGCTGAGATTGAGTTTGCAGTGGGTATGTGTGAGTATGGTGATGATTATCTAATGACCTTTGGGTTTCAAGATAATGCTGCTTATCTCCTTAGAGTATCGCAAAAATTTGTTCAAGATTTTATTTTTAATGAGCAATTGAGTTAAATTTATGAAGATCAATACTTATCATATAAATTGTTATGGCAGTGTTACGAATTTATGTGAGATTGGATCAAAATATGGAACTGATAAATCACCTGTTTTCAATAATTTGAGCAAAAATTATTATAATCAAGAATATAGACATTCATATACTTCGTTTTATTCTATTTTGTTTTCTACTTTAAAAAATAAAACAATAAATTTTGGGGAAATTGGAATTGCTCACAATGCTTCAATTAAAATGTGGAGAGAATATTTTTCAAATGCAAAAATATATGCTTGGGATGGGTCTATTGAAAATATAAAGAAAGCAGAAAATGATCATCTAAATGATGTTGTATATGATTATATGCATACCTCATATGAAGAATCTATTCAAAAGGCATTTTTGAATAGTGAAGTAAAATTTGATGTATTACTTGATGATGCAAGTCATTTTTTCTGGGATCAAATAAGAGTAATTCGTTTATGTACTGATTATTTGAAAACTGGATCTCTTTTGATTATTGAAGATATTGATAAAAATTTACCAAATACAGATTACATAACAGAGATTACGAAGTATGGTCATGATAAATTTTTTGATGATATTTCATTTATTGAGTTTGATCATAAAAATACTGAATTGGGAGACTTTAATAATGATAAAATTATTTTAATGGTGGCAAAATAAATGAGTTTAGATTATAGAAATTGTATTAATTTTGCACTTCCATATTTGCCTATGAATTCAATAGTGATTGATGTTGGATGTAATATCGATCCGATAGTAGAAATGAACTATGCGGAGTGGATTGAAAATTGGAATGATGACTTTACTTTTCTTGTACTGGAAAGTCTACCTAAAGCAAAATGTATTGGTATAGAACCCCTACATTGGGAAACTTATGAAAAAAGATGGGAAAATGATCCTAGGGTTGATTTATTCAAAATAGGTTTATCTGATAGAAATTGTTTTGAAACAATATTTTTTCCTGGAGTTCATCATGTTATTTCTAGTTTTTATAAACAAGAATTTTTTAATCAATATGATGTTCAAACTAAAGAAGTTGAATGCAAAACATTAGATGCATTAAGTTCTGAATTAAACTTGGAGCACATTGATTACTTAAAAATTGATACAGAGGGAGCAGAGTATAAAATACTTTCAGGTTCAACAACACTTCTTGAAGACAAAAAAATATCCTTTATTCAATTTGAATATGGTCTTTCGGACAATACTATACCTTCTGTAGAACTAATTTGTAACTTGTTAAGTGAATATGACTATAAAGAAGTTTTAACTTCTGGAAGAGAAAAACTGTGGGTAAATGGACAGATATATAAAACAATGAATTAAAAATTTATATGAAAACAAATAATAAAATTTCATTGATATGTGCCTGCAAAAATAGAATTAAACCTCTTTTAATTTCTTTGGCGTCATGGTTATTGATTGATGAGATTGTAGAAATTATTATTGTTGATTGGAACTCGGATGAACCAATTGATTATATTACTAATTTGGATCCTAAAATTAAAGTAATAAGAGTCTCTGATCAAGAATTTTTTAATCAACCACAACCATTAAATTTAGCATTAAAACTTTGTACTCAAGAATTTGTAATAAAAGTCGATTCTGATCATGTTTTTAATCCTTATTGGAATTTCTTTGATAGGTATGTGATTGATGATAATTCTTTTGTTTGTGGAGATCCTAGTATTAGTAATATAGATGGATCTGTACAACCTTATTTTGTATATTTAAGAGGAATTCTTTATATTAAAAGAAAGTTTTTGGAAACAGTTGGTGCATGGAACGAAAATATGGGAGAATATTATGGTGGAGAAGATGGTGAGATAGAAAATAGATTGGAATTATATGGATTAACCAAGCAAAAATTAAACTTGGATTATACACTTATACATATTCCACATTCAAATAAGGAAAGAATTTCAAATTTTAAGGGATATACTTCTAATACTAATTTGAATGAGTCTGTAAGAGGGCAGTTATCTCAAGGTTTGAGTGGAAATGAATTAGAATGGAATGTTGAATATGTTTTAGCTGAGAGTCATATTAATTCTAATGTACAAACATTCTATAATTCTACTTCTTACTATGTTGAACCAAAAACAAACTGGGACATAATTCAATTAGACGATCAAAATTATATTGCGAACATGGTATAATAGTATGAATAAGATAGTTTTTAAAAGGAGATAAAAATATGATACTAGATTTTGATTATGTCTATGACAAATATAATTTGAATGTTTCTGGACTCCTTCATATTGGCGGACATTATGGTGGTGAGTTGCAGAAATATAAGTCTCATAATATAAACAATATTGTTTTGTTTGAACCATTATCTTCAAACTTTTTAGTACTAAGTGAGGCAGTAAAGAATATTGGTGGAAATATTGTTGCCCATCAAGTTGCTCTTGGGAATGATAACCGAAAGGTTACAATGAACATCAGTAGCAATGAGGCACAGAGTAGTTCTATTCTCACTCCAAAGGTTCATCTGACTGCACATCCAGAAGTTTCTTTTTCTGGAACTGAAGAAGTTGAGATGAAGAAACTTGATGATTATGATTATAAAGATTATAATATGATCGTTGTCGATGTTCAGGGATACGAACTTGAAGTTCTGAAAGGAGCATCTCAAACATTGCACAATATCGATTACATTTATTGTGAAGTTAATCGTGATGAAGTTTATGAAGGTAATGCAAGAGTAGAAGAAATTGATGAGTTTCTTTCTACTTATGGATTTAAAAGAGTAGAAACTCAATGGTATTATACTGAGGTATGGGGGGATGCTTTGTACATGAAAGAAAAAAAATCTAGCCCTAATGTTTCATTAATTTGTGTATGTAAGAATCGTCTTGAGTCTCTTAGAGTTTCTTTAAGTTCTTGGTTACTTTTTGATTCAATTAAAGAAATTATTATTATAGATTGGGATTCTGAAAAACCAATTCATAATTTGACTCAGTGGGATCCTAGAATCAAAGTGATTCATGTGAATAATAAAAAATATTTTAATTTAGCACAACCACTGAATCTTGCCGCAAGTCAGGCAACTGGAGATTATATTTTGAAGGTTGATACTGATTATATAATAAATCCATATTATAATTTCTTAGAATCTTATTCAATTGATGAAACTTGTTTTGTGAGCGGTGCTCACGATGCTCCAGATTTGGTTTATGATATTAATGAAGGTGGAGAATATGCCGTAGATATGGCGAAGAATGAATTTATGAATGTTGTTGATTATGTGAATTGTTTCAGTCACTACTTCAGATATTTGAGAGGAATGCTTTATGTATCAAGAGATAATTTTTTAAGAGTAAATGGATATGATGAATCAATTCATACTTATGGATTTGAAGATGGCGATATGGAAACCAGACTCAAATCATTGGGATTAACACATAAGAAGATTTCTTACGATCATTCTTTAATTCATATCCCACATTCCGATAAGAAAAGAATAGAAAATTGTAAGTATGATTTGCATGATGAAAAGGAAATAAGATATAATCTTTCTCATTTCTATAGTGGAGATATACTAGAAGCACAAACTTATTATGGAGTTGTAAGTCGTTTAGTGCAAAAAAATGGAGATGTTTCTAGAAGAAAAGGACGTAAAATAACTTGGAAAATTAATCAGATTGACGATCAAAACTATGTTGCTGAAGATACAATTATGTTAAAATTAAAAGAATTTCCATCTGTTAATTATGTAAGTCTTGAAGAAAGTACAGATCGTCAAACAACTCTTGTAAATCAATTCTATGAACATGGAATTACTAATATCAATTCTGTGATTTCAAAAAGATTTGCAGAATCAAATGATGTAGTTACTGGTAAGTATGCTTATACTCTGAATGATGGCACAAAAGGATGTGTAGTATCTCATCTTAAAGCAATCAAAAACTGGTATGAGAATACTGATGAAGACTATGGATTCTTCTGTGAGGATGATCTGAGTCTTGAAACTATTCAGTACTGGAACTTTACATGGGAAGAATTTATTAAAAAAATTCCTTTGGATGCTGAGTGTGTTCAACTTCTTACTATTCGTGGTGACTTTGAAACCTTTGAACTCCGTGAGAGGCAGTGGAATGATTGGGCAGCAACAGCATATATTATCACTAGAGATTATGCGAAGATGTTAATTGATACTTACATTCGAAATAATACTTATCATCTTGAGGTGCCAAATTCTGAGGTAATGCCTTTGATTGAAAATATTTTATTCTCTGGTAAGACTTATACTGCTCCTTTATTTGTAGAAAATATAGAATTTAATTCTACATTTGTCGGTTCTGATGATGATGTTAATGATGGACAAAAGAGAGATCATTATTATGCTCATGATACAGTGTTGAATTATTGGAAAGGAAATTTGCAAGAGAAGAAGATACCTAAAAGTAAATCATTTACTATTAAACCTCGCAAACCTAAGTCAAAAATCGTTGATTGCTTTCCATATTTTAATGAGAAAGAAATTCTAGAATTGAGAATTAATTTACTTAAAGATCATGTGGATAAATTTGTAATTGTTGATGCAAATAAATCTTTTACTGGAAAAGAAAAACCATTTACATGTAAAAATACACTTAAAGAACTTGGTCTGTGGGATGAAAATAAAATTCAAGTAATTGAACTTGATTTACATTCTGATGATGATGAAATTGATTTTACTGATACTGACAGGCATTTCAATCATAATGATCCCAAATTGATGCTAATTGGATCTCGTGAGAGGATGCAAAGAAATGCACTTCTTTCTATTGTAGATCAATTTGATGATGAAACTGTGTTTATTGTGAGTGATTGTGATGAAATAATTAATCCAGAACATCTTACTTATGTTCCTAATATTATTAGAAGTAATCCAAATATTATCTTTAAAATTCCCTTGGTATATTGTGAAGGTAGAGCAGATTTAAGATTGTTTTATGAATCAAATAATAATCCAGTTCAATGGGACTGCTCTATGTTCTTGGCGACAAAAAATCAGTTAAAAACTCATACGCCAAATGAAATTAGATCTAATTTTAATATTTCTTATCCCATTTCATATATTGGTCAATATGAAAATGAAAATTATCTAAGATATGAAGATATGGGATGGCATTTTAGTTGGATGGGGGATACTGATAGAAAGAAATTAAAATCTTTATCTTATAGTCATTATGATCATGAATTTGAACATATCATTTATAAAAAATGTTCTGGAAAGTTGATGGAAGAATTCATAGAAAATCATAAAGCAGAGGAAGGAAATATTAGTGTTTCTGGGCATATTGGAACGGTTATGAAAAAATATCCACAAGAAACTCTTCCTCAAATTATTTTTGATTTACCAAGAGTTAAAGAATTTTTATTGCCGAGTATTTCATCAAAATCTGAATTTGAAGAATTACTTACGAAATATTCTTTAGATACTGAAAATGCAGATCATAATTTTGCATTGGGCGTTTGGTATGAAAATCAAGGTCATACTGCACCTGCACTTTCATATTATCTAAGATGTGCTGAGCGAGCAGAAGATGAAGATCTTGCTTACGAGGCTTTAATTCGCGGATCTTATTGTTATGAAAAACAAGGAACAAGAGATGGAAGTTCAAGATCTATGTTGTGGCAAGCACAAGCGTTTCTTCCTCACCGCCCAGAAGCATATTTTCTTCTCAGTCGTTTTGCTGAAAGAAGAGATTGGTGGCAAGATTGTTATCTAAATGCTGATTTAGCTCTTAGGTATTGTAGATTTGATTGTAAATCTTTGAGAACTGATATAGAATATCCAGGAAAATATGGACTTCTCTATGAAAAATCAGTTGCCAGCTGGTGGTGGGGTAAGGGAAAAGAAACCAGACAACTTCTTCAGGAAATCAAGGAAAATTATGAACTTACTCCAGAATATTATGATATTATAGGAAAAAAACTGATGGGATATGCCAGTGGACATGTTCCTGAAGAAGAAATTAAATATAATAAAAGTAGATATGGTGATTTTAGATTTGAATTTGATGGATTAGAAAGAATTGAAAGGAATTATTCTCAAGCATTTCAAGATATGTTTATTCTTTCTTTACTTAATGGTAAGAAAAATGGACTTTACTTAGAAATAGGAGCACAAGAACCTTTCTTCCAAAATAATACTGCACTTTTAGAAACTGAATATGATTGGAAAGGTATTTCTATAGAGATTAGGGAAGATCTTTGTAATATGTTTAGACAGCAGAGGAAAAATTCTATTGTTTGTCAAGATGCAACTACAATCGATTATACATATTTGTTAGATGAATTTGGACAAGGAAATGTTTTTGATTATTTGCAGATTGATTGTGAACCATCAAAAACAACCTTTGAGATTCTTCTCATGATTCCATTTGAAAAATACCAGTTTGGTATTATTACTTATGAGCATGATCATTATGTAGATATGACCAATTCTTATAGAAACAAGTCAAGGGAATATTTGGAATCAAAGGGATATAAACTCATTGTAACGAACATTTCTGCTAATGAGTTCTGCCCATTTGAGGATTGGTGGTATCATCCAGATCTAATTGATCAAGAAATGGTAAATAAGATGAAAAATATTTCTGATGTCACTGATGTTAGAAAATACATGTTCAATTAAATAGAAAGATAAAATGAATTTTACAATTTATTCAAAAGAAAATTGCCCATACTGTCATAAAGTTAAAACTGTTCTTGAGTTGACAGGAAATAGGTTTGTGGTGTATAATTTGGGAGAAGACTTTACTAAGGAAGAATTCTATTCTGAATTTGGTGAAGGTTCTACTTTTCCACAAGTTCTTTGTGATGATCAAAAACTTGGTGGATGTGTGGATACAGTTAAATTTTTAAAAGAAAAACAAGTTGTTAGATAAGAACCTAAATAAAAATGGCAATCATGGTATGAACCGTGGTGTCGAATTGATTCTCTCAGGAGGAAAAAGAAAGCAGACCTATCCATTTCATATCATTTTTGAAAAGATGATTTGCTTTCTAAAACGGGAAGTAACCATCTATTTTGAATTTTCCTTCAAATTGAGGAAAAGAGATCAGTAATTTCCCGGAGAAAAGAAATGTTAGCAATCAGTCTAGTATTCGGTTCATTTTTAACCGTTTTATTTCTTATAGTGGGACTTATAGGTGGTTGGGTGGCCAGAGAGTATATGATGAACTATCGGGAGATTCCAAGACCTCATCCCGAAATGTTCGATAATCAAGGAAACTTGATTCCAGATGAGGTCATAGCATTTAATTTTGAAAACTATCATGACTACGACGACACAGAAGAAGACGACGATTAAACCAAAAACTGTAGTAGCAAAAGAACCTGCAGTAATTGAAGAACTTCCAGTAAATCCATTTTCATATGAAGTTTTGAATCTTGTATCAAAACAGCGTTCAAATGTGAAAAAGGTTGAAGTTCTTAAAAAATATGATCATCCTTCCTTGAAGGCATTGTTTATTTGGAATTTTGATGAAAGTATTGTTTCAGTTCTTCCTCCAGGGGAAGTTCCTTATGCTGCAACAAGTGAGCAAAATTCTTTCAGTGGAACTCTTTCTGAAAAGATTGAAGATGCTGTAAGCAAAATGAGTGAGATGGGATCTAATTCTCTTGGTTCTCAGGATCAAGGTAGATCATCAATTCGTAAAGAATATCAAAAATTTTATAATTTTCTAAAAGGTGGTAATGATAGTCTAAGTTCTCTTCGTAGAGAAAGTATGTTTATCAATATTCTTCAAGGTCTTCATCCACTAGAAGCAGAAATTCTAATTCTTGTAAAAGATAAGAAACTTGATACCAAGTATAAGATTAGTAAAGAAATTGTTTCAGAGGCATATCCTGATATCCAGTGGGGAAATCGAGTATAAATTTAATTTTTAATTATGAGGAAATAACTTTGGAAAATACAACTAAAGACGATCCAATGTCAGCAGAACAAGAAAAGACATTCACTAAAGAGAATATAAAGGAAGTTTGGTCCAGTCAAGAACGGGAAACTTCCAAGTCTCGCTATGGGTGTGAAATTCTACAAGAAAAGTGTACTAAACAAGATGCAAAAAATAAGCAATTGCCTATTGATTCGTATCTAGTCACTTACATGATTGATGATAATATTTTTTATGATATTATTAGGGCAAGTAAAAGAGTTGATATTTTTGACATGTATTATGATAAATTTGGAAACTGTCTTAAATCTATGGAGTGGACTGATGGTAGAATAAGTCCTAGACTCTGGGGATATAAACCACCTCAAACCAAAAAGAGAAAATGATTTCAAAAATACTGGGAAAAATTTTCCGGTATTTTTTTGTTTGTACAGGATTTTATAAATAACTAAAAAGACGAAAAAACATGAAATCGTTTAATCAATTTTTGCAAGAATCATATTTGAATGAAGAACCTGCTGGTAGACCAATGAAGAAAAGAAAACCTGGTGGACCAACATATGAACAAGAAATGCAAAAAATAAACGCTAGAGAGGCTGAGGCGGCGGCAAGAAAAGCACAGAGGGGTCCAACAGGTGCTGCTGCGGATTCTACGACACAATTTAGACGACAGGGAACTACTACTAATGTTTCTGGACCAGATGTGAGGGGGGGAACTGAAAAGGCGGGGGCATTAGCATTAAGGCCAGAACCTGGTGCATTAGCAAAAACGCCAAAGTCTTCTGGTGCATTAGAAAAAACATCAAAATCTGGTATTAGGGGAGAAAATGGAACAGGTGGTGAAATGGTAAAGGCACAAGAACCTGGTAAATTAGCACGTTCTACTGGTAGGAATCCGAGTATTCCAGATGCTATGCTGAGAGGAGCACAAGATGCTGCAAATAAACCTCCTGCCACACCTAAACCTCCTGCTTCTACACCTACTAAACCTTCTTCTTCTGTAGGAAAACCACCAGCACTTTCTTCAACCAATGCGAGAAGGGCAGCTGCAGAAGCAAAGAAAGCAGCAGCAAAGGCTGGAAGTGGTCCAGGCGGAAAAGCAATCGTCACTCCAGCACCATCTTCTGGTCCAGGTGGCGGCCCTGGAGGTGGCGGCCCTGGCGGTGGCGGCCCTGGAGGTGGCGGCCCTGGAGGTGGCGGCCCTGGCGGTGGCGGCCCAAAACCACCAACTGGACCAAAATTAAAAGTTCCTGCAGGTGCTAAAAAAGCACTTAGAATTGGTGGTAAATTACTGGGCCCAGCGGCCGCTGCTCTTGATGTTGCCGATGAGAGATCAAAGGGATCTGGATGGTTAAGATCATTGGCAAAAGGTGCCGTAGTTGCCGCTGGTGGTGCCGCTGGTGGTGCTGCTGGAACTGCTGCTGGTCCAGTTGGAACATTTGCTGGTGCTACAGGTGGTGCGATGGCAGCATCTAAGGCATTTGATGTTGTTGCTGGAAAGAATGCAAGAGAAAGAGCAGCAGATAGAATGGCGAATCGCCAAAGACAAGCAGGAACTGCTGTTAAAGGTATTGGTGGTAAAACTACATTCAGTCAAACCAAACCAGGTGGTGCTGGATTCATGTCAACTGGTTCTGGATCACAAAGAAAAACAGTTCAACTTGCCAAGACTGGTGTAGTTCAACGAGGTGGACAATCTGTTGCGGGTCATCTTGCATTCAAGACAGATTCGAAAGGTCAAAAACAAGCAGTCTATAAGGCACCACCTGCTCCTGGAACTGGAACTAAAAATCCATTAGAAAGAATTGGTAGATCTTTATTTAAAGGTGCTTATAAGCAATCTGATGCCGCGAATGCTGCTAGAAACCTTGCTGCTGCAAGACAGAATGATGCTAATCGCCAAAAAGCACTTGGAGTCAAGTTCGGTCCTGGTAAATAAAACTTTATCTTAAGTTATAAAACTACTTGACTAAATATTCACAATGAGGTTATAATACCTCTACGTTCAACCCATAAGGGTCGGAAGTAAGCCGACGTGGAACGGATCGTTCATCTATGGAAACACTCTTACTCAGTTGTCTTCAGGCACAATTGATTATTGGAAGAGTTATGAAGGCAAATATGCCTCCACAAACTCGTAATAATTTAATTTGGGAAATCAAACAGATTACTCCCAAAGGGTGTAAAATAGACGCAACCGCCGACTGAAGGAACGCTCTTTAACCTAAACCCCTAAGGAGAAAACCTAATGTCACAAGTAAAAGTAAAAACTAATAATAACTGGCAACTTGTTCTAATCAAAAAACAAAAAGAGAAAGAACAACGCGAACATCAAGCAAAACTAGCAATGGCGATGCGCTGATATTCTAGGAGGGATTGATTCCCTCCTTTTTTTATGCTAAAATGAATTGAAAGAATTTTAACCTATGGATAAGGAAAAAGTAAAACTTATCGTTCGTAATTTGGAACTCCTTGTGGATTCTTTGAAGGCAGAAATTTATTCTGATGTATCATCATATCGATTTGATGATATTGTACCAAGAGAAGTAGATTATGATGAAGTATTCGAGGATGACGATGACTAAAAAGGCAAAACAATTGGTAAGGATGCTTGAGAAACTTACAAAACAGGATCATTTATATTCTGGTGAGAAACTCAAAGAAATGAAAGCACAATTGCGAGTTGTAAAAGAAGAACTCGCACAGATCGAAGCACAACACTCAAAAGGATTTGGAAAGAAATGAGACCTATTAAATCAAAAGATCTACTTGAACTTGATAAGAATCTTGAGGTAGTAAAACTTCAATGCTACCCAATCCCAGAACAAGTAATTTGGCAAGCAGGTAAGGGTGATTATTCTGAAGTTCCTATTCATCAAGTGGAAGTTCCTAGCAATCAAAAATGTGGTGAGTGGGTTGTAGAACAACTTCTGGCAAATGAAAGGGGA